AACAGATGATTTAGTTCAAACATATCAAGGAGATGGAACAAGTGGTTTATACATTTGGGGTGCTATGCTCGAAGCCAATTCAGTAGCATCTTCCTACATCCCAACCAATGGCTCAACAGTCCAACGTGCTGCTGAAACTTGTAATGGAAGTGGTAATAGTGAGGTGTTTAATGATAGTCAAGGGGTGCTATTTGTTGATACTGCTGCGTTGTCTAATGATGGAACTATAAGAACATTTTCTTTGTCAAGTGGTTCTTCTTCTAATTCTGTAAGGGTTTATTTTGGAGCTAATAATACTATTAATTACAATGTTAAAGTAGATGGTGCTAATCAATTTACAGAAACATATACATTAAATAATCAAGAAGATTTTAATAGGGTAGCTTTAAAGTACAAACAAAACGATTTTTCTTTATGGTTAAATGGATTTGAAATAGAAGTAATCACAAGTGGAAACACTCCAATAGGTTTATCTAAAATTGCTTTTGATAGTGGAGATGGTGCTTCTGATTTTTACTCTAACACAAAAGAACTTGGCTACTACGATACTGCACTAACAGACGAAGAATTAGAATATATGACAAGCTATCGTTCATTAAACGAAATGGTAACAGAATTAAATTTAAACGCACTATAATATGAATACATTAAAATTTGGTAACGGAGAATGGTATGGTAAGAAAGATACTATCCTTGCGTATAATGATGAAAATTCTAATTTCAAGCCATTACCTTTTAGCTTTGACAGAGATACATCTGCTACAAGGGTTAACAAAGATGGTTTAATTGAAACAGTTGGTAGTGGAGAACCAAGAATTGATTATAAAGATGATAGTAAAGGAGCGTTGTTGTTAGAGCCAACAAGGAGTAATTTAATAACAAATTCAAATAATCTAACTACTTGGAATGGTGCAGCTATGACGAGGACTTTAGTTGATGATTTAATTAATCCATCAAATGGTTTAGATGCTTCTAAATTATTGCAAAGTGCATCTGGTGGTTATGCTTGGCTTTCAAGAACGTTTACTGGTAATGAAACATTTAGTGCTTTTGTAAAAAAAGATAGTTCAAATTTTGCAAGATTATATGCTGCAAATAATACTGTTTATTTTGATATTGTTAATGGCACAATAGAAACAGAAGTTGGTAGTGATATAACAGATAAATCTATTATTGATTACGGAAATGGTTGGTTTAGAATTTCAATGAGTGTAAATAGCACCGATGCAAGTTATGTAAGAATATATCCAGCATCAAGTGGTAGTTCTTCAAGTGGTACAAATAGTTTGTTTGTCTATGGCGCACAATTAGAACAAGGAAGCTACGCTACTTCGTACATACCAACACAAGGGGGTGCTGCAACGAGGGTGCAAGAAACCTCTGCAACTGTAAGTAACAATATAAACAACTTCGGAACAAGCAATTTCTCTTTATTTATAGAATCTTATATAAAAGAGGGTTATAATGCAAGACTTAAAAAAATGCAAACTTGGACAGCGAGAGGTTATGGATTTTATGTTAATGCTTATGGTTTAAGAGGTCGTGTTTATGGAGATTCTCAAATTGATACAAGTTATGTAGGAATAGGTTCTGTAATAAACAATTCTAAAAACAAAGCATTAATGGTTGTTGATAGAGTTTTAAATACAATAACTATATATTCAAATGGGGTAAATGTTCATTCTCAATCAATAGCTTCTATTGCTGGAGATTCTTTAGATAACACAAGTCCTTTAGAATTTCAAAGAGCAATAGATATAGAAGCTGGTTTAATTAATGACTTTAGAATATACAATACAGCATTAACCAACCAAGAATCGATAGCATTAACCAAAATATAAGGGTAACAAATACACACATTAAACCAACAAGAGTAAAATATAAAATTATGATTAAAATATCCAAATACGAATTTGATTCAAGAGAACAAGTTATTTCAAAGATTGCATCATTAGGTACTGCAACTGATGAAGATGGAAACGAATATCCAACCCACAAAAGTACTATTGTACAATTAGGTAACATTGTGTTAGAACAAGGAGAATATGATGAAGAGGGCGAAGAAATTACTGCTCCAATATTATCTGACAAATGGCATTTAGATGTTCTATGGAAAGAAGAGCAAATCAAAAGTGTTGATGAAGAAGCGGTAATTGACCAATATGGAAACATTGTAACTCCAGAAGTTGTATCTTATGACCATCCTTATGGTTGGAAATCTTATGCAGTTGATATCGATGGAGATGGTGTACATTCATTTTTAGGATTAAGTTATAACGCACATAAATTCTAATATGAAAGGTTGGGCAAAAGTTAAAGATTTATTTTGGTATTCTGATAGTGAACCAAACGAGGTGCTTATTGCTTTTTGCCACGTTGTTGCTTTACCATCTTCAATGATAATGGAATTTCAAAACCCTAACCCTCTTTTCATCATAGGGGGTATGGGTGCGGGATTGTTTCAGTTATGGGCAGTTCTATTCAAAGGTTGTTTAAAGTATCGTTTAATAGCAGTTCAGATAGCTTCTATTGTAGCAGTAATGACTGTTATAAATCTTTGTTTAGAGGGTTTAATGGAAGGTTCAAGAGTTGGTTGGATTATTATACTAATGTTTGCTTTTTGGAATACCATAAGAGTATTTAAAGAAAAAATAGACAGAGGATAATGGAGCAATACACACAAATAATAATTACAATAATTGGAGTTTTAGGTTCAGCATCTATTTGGAAATATTTAGAAGCAAGATTAAAATCAAAGTCAGAGCAAAAGAAAGTTGAACTACAAAACGATGATGGAGTGCAGTACAGAGATGATTTAAAAAATAGAGTACGAAACCTTGAATCGATGTTAGCAAACTCAAGTGATGAAAAAGATACTTTAAGAACACAAGTATTAGAATTAGTTGCAGAAGTTAATGCGTTAAGAGTTGAAGTTGATTACTTGAAAAGAGAAAACGAACGTTTAAAAAACAAATAATGAAGTTGACAAAGAACTTTAGTAAATCAGAATTTGATTGTAGCTGCGGATGTGATATGCCTTTAAGTGTTTTGCATAACGTTCAAAAGTTAGCAAACCAATTACAAGAACTACGAAACGTTGTAGGTAGTCCAATTAAAATCAATAGTGGATATAGATGTCCGAACTATAACGATAATGTCGTAAAAGGTGCTTCTAAAAACAGTCAACATAAACTTGGCAAAGCATCTGATATTGTTATTGAAGATATGACACCACAAGAAACGTTTGAATTAATTGATTTGTTAATTAACGAAGGAGAATTACTACAAGGTGGTTTGTCGGCATATTCTACTTTCACACACTACGATATAAGAAAAACTAAAGCACGTTGGTAGTTTAAAAATAATATCTGTAAAGATTAATTGATAAACTTAACAGATATAGACCAATATGTAAAGAAAATGGCAATGTAATAACTAAAAGTGATTATGGAGATAAACTTAATTTTATTAGTACCTAATGCAATGATGATTGGGTGGCAATATTACGAACCAGACGATAACTTTAACTATTCAGAGGTTAATATATTTTTATTCTTTGGACAGTTACAAATAAAATGGAACAAAGATGAATAAGATTTTAAGTTGGTTTACTGGTGGTGTAGTTAAGGAAGTAGGTAAGGTTATTGATAGTTTATTTACGTCTGATGAGGAGCGTTTAAAAGCCAAGAACGAGGTGTTTAAGGTACTGCAAGAACAACAGTTAGAATTACAGAAGCTACAAACAGAAATTGTATTGGCAGAAGCAAATGGTAATTGGTTACAAAGAAGTTGGCGACCTATCCTAATGTTGGCTTTTGGTTTTATTGTTATTTATGTAAAGTTTGTTGCACCATTATTTGGTTTACCTATTCCTCCTTTAGAGAATGAGTTCTGGAATCTTTTACAGTTAGGTATTGGTGGATATGTAGTTGGTAGAAGTGCAGAGAAGATAGCAGGTAATATTACAATAAATAAAAAATAATTACTTTTTATTTTTAGTTTCAGCTTTTTTTATATAACTTTACAATTTATTAATTAAGTATTTGTTTAAAACAATTATATTATTAAAAAATATTATTAAAAAAAAATAATAATAAAATATTATAATAATAAATAAATATAAGACTTAGGAGGTCTAATCAATAAAAAAAATATAAATATATTAAAAAAATGTGTTATTTAAGTGCATTTATTTGTATCTTTGATTATGCCTTACAAAAGGAAAAAATACAGTTCATCTTTACATAATGTAGAATACACAGACACTTACACTAAACAAATGGATAGTGAAGGATTGTCAGTACTTAAATGGAGTATGTTTGATAGTCCAGATACATTAGGTAGTGGTAAGATGTTTATGGAAAGTGAACCAGTATTTATATTAGATGAAGTCCTTAAAAAGGAAAGAATTAATGCTTTTGTTATGTTGGGATATGTAAGTAAGACTTACGGAAATAAATTAGCATTACCAAATAATAGTGGTCATAGAGTTGGTAAAGCTGTAAAAGTTAGATGTATTAATAAGATAAAAAGGTTCAAGATTATTAGGGGTCTTATTCAATACGGAATAGAAAGAATAGAGGTATCAAACGAATTCATATACTTTGATACTGACAACTACCTTAAAGAACCTACCTTTTTTTGTTTTTAATTATTTTGTTTATTTTTTAGTTTTAAGGGGAAGGTTTAATCAGCTTTCCTCTTTTTTTGTGATAATTTTAACATTTCTTTAACAGTTTTATTTAAAATACCTTTGTAGATTTGCAAAGAACAAACTAAATAAAACAAATATTATGGAAGAATCAAATTGTTGCGGAGCTTGTAGATTATGGGAAACAGACATCTGCTCTTACTGTAAAGAACACGCTGTTTTCTCAGATTGGGAACACGAAGCAAACGAAAGAATGAAGATTATTGCTCAAAATGGTAATGATGGACTACACTACAAAGAATCTATTATGGATAAATTAAAAGAAATCTGGAATTCAATTAACGTTATTAGAAGATGAGAGATAATAGATACACTCAGCAGGAAGTAGATAGTGCTATCAATAACTTAACAAGAAGCCTTGATGATTTAAACCTACAGAAAAAGTCTATTAATGAGCAAATAAAAAACATTAAGAAAAACATTAAGTTCTATGAAGAATTAGATTTTAGTCAACTAAAAGCATTTTAATTATGATTATTAACGAAGCAAGTTGGGAACAACTAAAAAAAACTATAGAGCATCATTTAAAATTAGATGACAATATAACTGATGTAGATATCAGATACCAAGTAAAAGAAACAGATGGTATAAAAAATATATTAAGATTTAATGCATTATTAAAATAATTTATTATACATTTGTAAAAACTAAGAAACATTATGAAAGATTTATTAGACTTTAAGAACCACAGAATAGAAGCTCTACAGAGCAAGATGTTTGATTTAGAACAAAAGATAGGAATCCTTGAAACCTATATCTTTGAACTAACTGACAAAGATTGCCCAGAAGAGTATAAGAAAATAGTTAAAAACCAATTATTAAAAACAGATTAAATTATGACAATTTTAGAAAAACTACAGAAGATTCAAGTAGAATTAACGGTTACTAAAAACCAAACAAACGCTTTCGGTAAGTATAAGTACCGTTCAGCAGAAGACATCTTAGAAGCAGTTAAACCTTTCGAAGATAAATACAAAGTAGTATTTAAGATTACAGATGAGCTTAAAGAATTAGGAGGACACGTTTATGTAGACTCAGAAGCTAAGGTAATTGACACAGAATCTACAGACAGAGAGAGTTCAATCTCATCTACTGCACAAGCTATTATAGACTTTCAAGCGAAAGGTATGCAGATGCCACAGAGAACTGGTGCAGCATCATCTTATGCAAAGAAGTACGCTTTAGGTAATTTATTGCTTATTGATGATAATAAGGATGCAGATGCAACTAACACGCACGGTAAGACCTCTCAGACGTCTTCTAAGCCAACTTTAAAGTTAGGTAGCCCAGAATACAACAAGGTAGTTAGTTTTATGGCTAAGGGAGGAGAATACGCTAAAGTTACCTTAAAGTATAATGTACCATCAGATGTTGAGAAACAATTAAAAAAGTAATATGAACGATATAGAAATGAAATCAACTAAAGAAGACCATTACAGACTATTCTTAAATGGAGTAGATGTAACTGGCGAACAAGAGAGAAGTGTGTTCAGACACATATTACAAACAATAGATAACGCAATAGATAACTAATATTAATAATTAAAACCAATAGAAATTATGAGCTTACAATTAACTGGAACAATTAAATTAATCGGAGAGGTACAAACATTTGACTCTGGATTTAGAAAAGTAGAATTTGTATTAACTACAAATGACGAGAAGTACCCACAAGACGTAAAGTTTGACATCTCACAAGACAAGGTAGATGACTTCTTGAAGTACAACAAGGTAGGTTCTTCTGTAGACGTTTCTTTTAACGTTAGAGGGAACGAATACAAAGACAAGTATTATGTGAACCTTTCTGCTTGGAAAGTGTTTAAAGCGGATGCTAATAAACCTGCAACTGATATTGGAGTACCAGTAGATGAGTTAGCTGTTGGGGATTTGCCATTCTAAACAGTTAAACTTTAATTCAAGAGGGGTGTTTGATAGCATCCCTTTTTTTACCACTAAAAACAAAACAAAATGACAGAACAAGAACTACGAGAACAGAACGACCATCTAATGTATATGGAAAAAATACAAGAGGACTGTGCTATTGATATAAATAAAAAAATAGAACACCCTCCAGTAGCTATTGGTTTCAAGACAAACAAAATAACTCTTAAAGATGGTAATGTAAAAGACTTCCCAACAGCAATTTGCACTTACGGTAACTTTAGCTTTATACAAGCACCTCCTAAGTCAATGAAGACATTCTTTGTTAGTTTATTGGCATCAGCTTTCTGTAACCCAAAAGGTACTCACACAAAAGGAATGAATTCTTTTAGAGAAGGTAAGCAATTTGTACACTTTGATACAGAACAAGGGGAATGGCATTCTCAGAGAGTGTTTCAAAGAATCCAATGGATGAACAAAGGGCTTAGTTTAGATTTTTACCATACATTTGCTTTAAGACAGATTAATTACAAAACAAGAATAGATTTTATAGAGTACTATTTAGACAACCTTAAACAAGGAGGCAAGAAAATTGGATTGGTCGTTATAGACGGTATTGCCGATTTAGTTTCAGATGTAAACAATCTTGAGGAATCTTCTGCTATAACTCAAAAGATTATGGCTTGGACATCAATGTACAATTGCCACATAGTTACAGTTATTCATAGTAATAACGGAAGTGATAAGCCAACTGGTCACTTAGGTAGCTTCCTTGAAAAAAAGGCGGAGACACAAATACAGTTAGTAAAAGATGAGAATAAATTAGGAGCAATAACAGTATCTTGCAAGAGAAGTAGAAGCACTCCTTTTGAATCGTTTGATTTTAAATTAGATGAGTCGGGTTTACCTACAATAATAGACCCAGATGATTTAAATAGTTTCTAAACACTTGTTTATAATTTTTATAAAAAGTTAATAACTATACTTGTTTAATACTTACAAGTATGGTTATTTTTCTTTTATGAAACAATCAAGAGACTTTAGACCTCGTCTAAAAGGTAATGTTTTAAAAGCATACAACAAACTTACAAGCCAAGAAAACAGAATACTTGTTATTGGCGATTTACACGAACCCTTCTGCTTAGAGGGGTATTTGCGTTTCTGCAAGGAAACATACGCTACTTACAACTGTAACAAGGTTGTATTCATTGGCGATATTATAGACTCACACTACAGTTCTTACCACGAAACAGATGCCGATGGCTTAGGTGGTGGAGATGAACTTGAGTTAGCTATCTCAAAACTAAAGAGATGGTACGATGCTTTCCCAGAAGCTGATGTTACATTAGGTAACCACGATAGGATTATTATCCGAAAAGCACAATCATCAAACATACCTTCTAAGTGGATTAAGAATATTGGAGAGGTGTTAGAAACTCCTAAATGGAACTTCGTTACTGATGTTTATTATGATGAAGTAAGATACGTTCACGGAGATAAGAGTGGTAAAGCAAGAATGGCTGCTAAGAGAGATATGGTATCTACTGTGTCTGGTCATTATCATACAGATTTTTATTGTGAATGGATGTTCGGTAAAACACGAGCAATCTTTGGTATGGCTGTAGGTTGCGGTATAGACTCCAAGTCTTATGCTATGGGCTATATGCAAGGAGGTAAGAAAGAAGCTATTGGTTGCGGTATCGTAGTTGGTGGTCATACTGCATTCAATGTAAAGATGGAGCTTTAATGGACTACAACAATGACTTCAAGTACGATTTAAAGGTTGGTCAAGTTAAGGAAGAGGAACTTGGAAAGATACTTAACAACTCTACAATAGAAGTTAAGTTTGATTTAAAAGCTCTTGAGACTGGTAATGTTTATGTTGAGTATTGGAGTAGAGGTCGTAAGTCTGGTATATCTAAGACAGAAGCTGAATACTATTGCTTTGCTTTTGGAAATACTTTCCATTTAATACCTACAGAAGAGCTTAGAGATAAATGTAGGAAGTATATCGGCACTAAGAGAGATAAAAAAGGAGGGGACTCCAATACTTCAAAAGGAATACTACTTCCGATAAAAGAACTCTTTTAATGACACACACCATAATATCTTCTATGTTCGTGATGCTGCCAAGAAAAACTAAGGCAGATAAGAAGGTGTCTCTCAATATGAATACTTACAGAAACTTACACCACTCTATTAGCGGACAAGCTAAGAAGAAGTACACAGAGGACGTTAGAGAGCAGTTAGAGGGCTTAATTATACAAACACCAGTAGAGATAACTTATAAGGTCTATAAACCTACTAAAAGACGTTTAGATAAGATGAATGTCATTAGTGTGGTTAGTAAGTTCTTACTTGATGCTATAACTGAATATGGTTGTTGGGAAGATGATAATGATATCCACGTCAAAACAGAAACAATTCTACCTACGGAACTTGATAGAGAGAACCCAAGAGTAGAAGTAATAATAAAAGAAATATAATGTTAGAAAAATTAGCAGTACATCACTCACTATGGGTTAAGATGTTAGTGAATATGGGCTGTAATAGAGAAGATGCTAAAGACCTTGTGCAGGATATGTATCTTAGGCTTAATAGATTAGTTAAAGACCCTAATAAGATGATGTATGGAGACGATGTCAATAGATATTATGTATGGACTACGTTAAGGAATATGTACTTCTCTAAGCTAAAAAGAGATAGGGCAAGTATATTTTACGAGCTATGGGATTCTGATGAAGGAGAGAATAGTGAATACGATGTGAGTGAAGACGAAGCATTTACCAAAATCACAAAACACATAGATGAAATAACTCGTGATTGGACTGTTTACGACAAGAAACTATTTGAACTTTACTTCATCAAAGGACTCTCTTTAAGGGCTATAGCAAAAGGTTCTAAGATAGGACTTACATCAATACATACGTCAATACTAAATTATAAACAAATATTAAGAGATAGCCTATCAGAGGATTTGATAGATTACTTTAACCAAGATTTCGATAAGATATGAAAGAAGACAAATACTATTTAGAATTAGAGCAGCAAGGATTCTACGAAACAGTAGACAGAAGGAGTAAGGATTACCGTGAGTATAAGAAATGGAAAGCAACCCATCTTAAAAAAGGGTATAAGGAATTGAAAGAAAGCGTAGCTAACCAACCAAAAGGTTTAGGGGATTCTATTGCTAAGATAACTAAAGCAACTGGTATAGATAAGGTTGTTAAAGTTGTTGCAGGAGAAGACTGTGGTTGTGATGAAAGAAAAAGTAAGTTAAATAAATTATTTAGCTACAAAAAGCTGGAGTGTATATCTGAAGAAGATTATGCTTACCTAAACAATTTCTTTAGTGGTTCTAAAGGCAAAGTAAATCATCATCAGAAGGTTAGGTTAATAGAAATATACAACTTTGCTTTTAATCAGAACGAGAAGACTACAACAAGTTGTTCTCCTTGTATATCAAGGGTAGTAAAAAACCTTAAAAAGTATTTGGAAGTGTAGAAATATTTCCATAGTTTTGTTGAAACTTAAAATAACAATATTATGGAAAAAACATATAAAGAAAAATTAGCCAGATGCTGGGAACATAACATTCATCCAGTAACTGGTTGGGTTAATGTAAAGAGAATTGACGATGATTTTTTAAGGCATAAAAGTAGAGAGTCTTATTTTGATTCAGAGCTATTCCTTTCAGAGCGCAAGGAAGATAGAGAAGAACGTAAAGAACTTGGTATATGAAAGTAATATTCGATGCTGATAGTTTAATTTACGCTTCTTGCTTTAAAAGTAAGGATGATAGATTGGATAAGGATGATTTGTTTGAAACAGATGTTGATGTTGCTTTTGAGAAGTTTACAGATGGTTTTCAGCGATGTTTATCCTTTTTAGAGGAAAGAGTAGCTGTAGATGAGGTAGTGTTCTGTAATGGCTCTATAAATAACTTTAGAAAAAACATAACTCCTACATACAAAGCTAATAGAACTGCAAAGAGACCAGAGATATTAGGAGCTTTACATAACTTAGTTAAGTTTACTTATGACTCTGTATGGGGAGATGGTGTAGAGACTGATGATGTGGTAGCTACATTATGGGCTGAAGAGGTTAAGAAGAATGGTGTTGACAATGTCATTATTATGTCACTTGACAAGGACTACAAGCAATTCCCTTGTTGGTTTTATGACTACAATTACAAGAATAGAGAGTTTATAAAGATTACAGAAGAGGAAGCACTTAACAACTTCTACTCTCAGATGATTATAGGGGATACTGCTGACAATATAAAGGTATGTAAGGGGTATGGCAAGGCTTATGCCTTAAAGCTCTTTAAAGACTCTAAAAGCGAGTTCTCTTTAATCAGTAAAACATACAGACTATACAAGCAAGTGTATGGAGATGAAGCGAGAGCTATGTTTGAACAATCTAAGTCATTACTAAAACTAAAAACAGACTGCTATGACCAAATTATCAGATAGTCAACAGATGATAGTGGATGACTATTTTAGTTACACTATACTTGAGATGCAAGAAGGTATGCCTAAATACATACTGCAAGAGGTTTTAGAGCATTACGAAGAGATGGAAGACTATTTGCCTTGTGCGGGAATAAAAAAAGCCTTAGATTGGTACGATACAAATAAATACGTCAAGGAATTGTATAACATAAATGAAGAGATAAACAAAATAGAATAAGAAATGAAAAAATATAATTTAGAGGTAGCTAATATGCTGTGTAATTACTTTTCTGAGCTTACTGGATTTGAGTTAGGCGGTAGAGGAAGAACACCTAAAGAAAGCTACCTAAGAGCGTTACTTTATAGGGTTCTAAAGGACTTAAACGATATGAATGATAGAGCTATAGCAAGACACTTTACTGAGGTTGTAGGAGATAGAAGAAATAGGTCTTCTGTTTATCACGCATTCAATAAAATGGATGTTTACTACACAACCTACGATGAGTTTAGAGATTACTACGATGTTTTCTTTAAAGATAGGGTAACAGAAAGAGAGGAGTTGGAGGCTAAGAAAGATAGGATTGAAGCAGCTAAGAAGGCTAATGAAGAGCGATTAAGAGAGATTACTTTATCTAAGATGGTTTCTTTTTCAGACTCCAAGAGGATTGAGATAAGTAAAATGATAGAAGGAGTTCCAGATGACAAGATACAAGATATAAGAGACCTAATAAGTTTAAGAATTAAGTCTTGGAGTTGGAAAGTAAAGAATGAGTACGAAATAATAGAAATTCAATAAACTAAAAGATATGAGAAGCACACAACCACATTACGATAACGGTAATTCATACGATTTAATTGACGTAATCAACGATTATAACATAAACTTCTGTAGAGGTAACATAATAAAGTATGTTATACGAGCAGGTAAAAAGAAAGATGAATTACAAGACTTGCTTAAAGCACAAGATTACTTGAACAGAGAGATAGAATTAATAAGAAAAAACAAATAAGAGATGGAAAGATTTGACAATGAATTAGACGAGTATTTAAGTAGAGAAGACAAGCAAAGTGAGTGTCAAGAGTGTGGTACACCGATAGATAAAGAGTTTGGCTACTGTAGTTGGGACTGCCATAAAGCATCAATGCTTTAAAACAAAAACAAGACACCTTAGTTAACTTATTATGAGCAATTCACAAGAGATTAAACCAACTGATGGAAGAAAAGGGAATAGTAGAAAGAAATCTATTCCTAAACTTCCAGTACCAGAGAAAGAAAGGTCTAATAAGCCGAGATTAAACGAAGCTAAGAAGAATAGAAAGAAGCAGTACGCTAAGAAAGCTATCAAGAATGTATTTGGTAGCGAAGTAAATGCTTTTGAGAGTTTAGCTAAGAAAGCTGAGGAAGGTAGCTACAACCATATGAAATTACTGTTAGATTTCGCTTATGGGGATGAGAAAGAAGAAACATCTACTAAAGTACAAGCACCTACTATAAACTTCTTTGGAGATAGTATAGAAGGTAAGAGAATTAAGGATAAAATTATAGATGTAACACCTAAAGATGAATAACATAAACATACACAAGAAGTACATACCTATTTTCAAAGATGATAGTAGGTATTTTGTTGTTACTGGAGGTAGGGGTAGTGGTAAGTCATTTGGAGTCAATGTATTCTTACTAAACCTTACTTATGAGAAAGGGCATAAGATTCTATTCTCACGATACACAATGATATCAGCCCATACGTCTATTATTCCAGAATTTATTGAGAAGATTAACATAATGGGTGTACACGAGGACTTTAGGATAACTAAGGATGAGATAATGAACTTAAAAACTGGTTCTTCTATCATATTTAAAGGTATTAGGACATCTTCTGGTAACCAAACAGCAGCACTTAAATCCCTTAACGGTATCACTACATTTGTAGTAGATGAAGCTGAAGAGCTTACAGATGAGAGTGTTTTTGATAAGATTGACTTCTCTATACGTTCATTAACAAAGCAAAACAGAGTTATACTGATTCTTAACCCAACTACTAAAGAGCATTGGATATATCAAAGGTTCTTTCAGAATGAAAATGTACTTGCAGCATCAAACCTAAAAAAAGGAGATGTTAGTTACATACACACAACCTATAAAGACAATAAAGATAATTTATCAGAGTCATTCTTAGGTAGAATATTTGAGATGAAGCGTAAAAGACCAGATAAGTATCAACACCAAATATTAGGAGGTTGGCTTGAGAAAGCTGAAGGTACAATTATTAGGAAATGGAGAGTTGGAGACTTTATACCTACAGAAACTACTTGCTATGGGCAGGATTTTGGATTTTCAGCCGATTTAACGACACTTGTGAAGATTTCGGTAGATAAACACGCAAGAAAGGTTTGGGTTA